ACCTAGAGCTACTACAGCAGACTTGAGCAAATCTGCTGCTAACTGATTTTCTTTGAAAAAACTCGTAATTTCCTTAATGATTCCTGTAGCTTCTCTTAAAAATCCCGTTAATGCCTCAAATGCGAAACCGAGCAGGTTTACTCCCTGCTCTCCATCCTTGATTCCTAAAAGATCACCAACGAAATCCCCGATAATGCTTAATACATCACCGATTGCAGAACCAATGTTCTCAAAAGTAACTCGAATATTGTCTGCAATATTGATAATTTGATTCGCTGCATCCTCACTAAAACCAAGTGCATCTAATATCTCAAAATTCGCCTCTTTATCCATAGACCCAAAGATCATATCAAAGAAAGTTTCGAAAATACCTGTCACATGTGAAACTTGATCAAAAACAGCACTACCAAAAGCATCTCCAAAAAGTTGAGAAGCAATATCACTGAGTCCGTGTGTTAAAACAACACCTAGCCCTGATAAGATATTGCCAACCATTGGTAAGAAATTTCCGAATAGAAAGGTTTTGGTAGTTTCTAACAGTGATTGCAGAGCTGGCGTTACATTTTCACCAATTGCTATCTTACCTAGCACATTTTGAGCTGCCGCCTTCATGGATTCAAAAGATCCACTAAAAGTAGAAGCAGCCTCTTTAGCAGTTGTACCAGTGATGTCGAGATTTTCTTGGATAGCATGGATGGCATTATAAACATCCGAAAGATTGTTAATGTCGTACTTAACACCCGTCAGTTTCTCTGCATCAGCTAAGAGCCGTTGCATTTCTTGCTTTGTACCACCGTAACCAAGCTTCAAGTTGTCAAGCATGGTGTAGTTCTGCTTAGCAAATCCTTGATAAGCCATCTGAATGCTCTCCATAGATGTACCCATCTTGTTCGCATTATCTGACATATCAATCATGGCCATGTTTGCTGTTTCAGCAGCTTTATTAGTGTCACCACCAAGAGATTGCAAGAGGCTAGCTGAGAAGCCTGTCACATTTTCCATATAGGCATTAGCTGACAAACCTGTTGTTTTGTAGGCCTCATTAGCATATCCCTTCACCTTGTCAGCAGAACTTTTGAATAGGGTTTCGACACCTCCGAGCGATTGCTGAAGCGCTGCACCTTCACTGATTGCTGCCGAAAAGGCCTTGCCAATCCCTGCTGCTGCAATAACCTTTGTCATAACACCAACAAGACTAGAACCCAATGACTGTCCAGCACTTTGTCCTGCTGCACTCGCTTCAGGATCAAGGATTGATTGGATTTTACCAGTAATACCTCTGGCTGATGGTATCAATTGTACATAAGCTTGTGCTATTTCTGTCGCCACTAATCCTCACCTCCTATCTTTTCTAGAATTTGCTGACGATATTCTTCAAAGTCCTCACCAGAATCAAAGATCATCTCCTTACTTTCTTTAGCTTTAGTTTTACCTGCCAGCTCCTCTGCAACCATTAATGGTTTGTTGATTCCTTTCTGACCGTCTGTTGTTTTAAACCAAACAAGAGCAGAAAGCCTATCAAGCACGCCTGCAAGCAAAAAGGTTTCAAAAGGAACTTTGCTATTGGTCATTGCTAGTTTGATCCGTGAATCATCTCTCAGGCCAAAAGCAAAAACAGCTACCTGATCAGCAGGTAACTGTCTGTAATCAAAAATCCCATATGTTTCAGCTAAATCACAAATAAGAGCATCTTCATCTGTTTGAATCATTCTAGCAAGGAGCGCTATTTTTTTAACTGGTTCTTACTTGTGAAAATCTCAGTAATCTCTGCTCCCATTTTATCCAAAGGAACAATGCCATCCGCAGTCCGCACATGGTTTTTCAAATCCTCGGATTTGTCACCAAGCATAAGTTTGACCACTTTTGGTAAAACTGCCGGATTTGTATCTACTTCTGCAATAACTTCAAGCAATTCATAGTTTTCCAAGCGCTCTTTTGTGATTTCAAAAGCAAATCCGGTTGAAGTCACACCACGGATTGTTTTAATCTGTGGGGTTGCTCCGTTATTTTTTTTCTTACGATTTCGTCTTGACATAGTTAAGCTCCTTTGATGTATTCATAGTGTGTGTCGTCAGCAGCGTTAGGGAAGGCAGTTACTGTCGTACCATATCCGAGAACACTTCCATCGTTATAAGTGATTTCATCGATGGCAGTTACTTTTCCTGAAGGGATAACAATACGTTTAAGTACACCACCTTTTAGAACCGTTTCGATTACAAGGCAATGATGTGGCAATTCTTTTGAATTTGCCTTAATGGTAATTCCTGATGACAAGTCCCCAGATACATTATCTGATCCATAAACTTCCTTCAAAACTTCCACATTCAATGCTTCAATCAGCATGTATTTGAAAGTGTCTGTCTTTTCCTTTTGAACCGAACTTACAACGACGCCACCCCACGCCTTAATATTTTCTGATTCTGGGGAGTTGCTATTGGTCATACCATCTTCTGAAATATAACCAAGCGCTTTAAACGCATCATCTAATTTTGTAGTTGCGTCTGTTGGAAGTGCTGTTCCAAGAGGTGCAGAATAAACCGCACCTCCAATTTTAGGTTTTGCAGTCGTGACATTTGCTTCTGTTGCCATTTAATTTCTCCTTTTAAAAATAATTAATATCAAATATGGCTTGGTATCGATATTGTTTTGTTTCAGTGTCTGTAAAGTTGTAATCGCTGTTTAAGTGGACACCACAGATTGAATCTAATTCAATCAACTCTTTTACAGCATTTTTCACTTTCACATTAAGCTCCGCAGCTTTCTGCATAGTTGGGCCATAACTTTGGAAAGCAAAGGTCGCACTACTAGAGTGATTACGCTCCTTCCCACCTGTCTTTTGAATAATGACAAAGCTATCGGGAGCCTCAGCTTCGTGCTCAAAAAATGACGGTACATCTAAATGACCGTCAAGATATTTCTTGATAATAATTTCAATCATCTAATGCACCGCCTTCAACAAAGTGTTATTTTTCAAATTATCCCTTTTTGCTTTTCGCGTAGCTGGATAAATCATAGCATTGGCCCTTGTCTTACCAACGTGACTATCTTGTTCATAGCCAGGACCACATCTTTTTTTAATGACCGTTGCTTCTTTGTTCAGAATATCCTGAATCTCTTTGGATTTCAAAAGAGCTCCTACACCCGCACCGATAAGCTTGACTTTGAGATTACTCATACGCTTCAACCATCACTTTCTTGTTCCAGTCCAAAGGCATCATGGCTTCAATGCCTTCTAACGGAAAGCCAATCGTGCGCCATTTTCGCCCAAAGAAACGAACCTCACGGTCTTTCCACTCGTTCTGGTCACCTTTTGGGATTCCTAGCGTATAAGAAGCCTTCTTTCCGGTCAGATTGAGCTGATTAGTGACATCTTCTGTTGAAGCTGGGACAACCAGAACATTTTCTACTTGAATTTCAGTATTCTCATAGATTGGATGCCCAAAGTCATCCCTACCATTCTTGGTTTTCCCAATCAAAGTTACAGTAATTCCTTTAATCCGTCCCATAGATATCAATCACCCCATATCTTTGTTTTTTGAGACCTAGACGTTTCAATTCAGAGTCCTTGATGAAGAGACCACCTCCAGGGACTAGATAAGAACCACTCACTGAGTAGCCCAAGGCGCTTTCAGCAAATTGAGTCACCGGCTCCTGGTCAGTTGAGGTCATCAACGTGCGAGCTACCACATCAACGGTGACGGACTTGACCACCATAGCAAAAGATGGATCAGTAGCCACCAACCCATCTAAATCCTTGCCAACTTTTTTAGCTTCAACGCGAAGAGAATGAGAAACAACTTCCAACAGCGCCTCGGCTCGTTTTTCCTCATCGAATTTCAACGCTCGCCACAATTTTTTCAAATCTTCTACTGTTGCAAAGTTTTCCATAAAAATTACCCTTCGTTAGCGATTAGCAAATCAAGCAGAGCAGATTTATTTGCCTTGCTATCATACTCAACACCTAGTTCATCAAGTTTCTCCTTGATTTCAGAAACTGTTAAAAGATACTCCTTTTTGAACTCTTCAATGGGAATCCAATCCCCAGCTAGTTCGCTATCTGTTGAAATACAAACACCTGTATTTTTATCACGATATGTTGCCATTTTCTACCTCCGTTAAAACATTAAGCTTTCACTCGAGCGAATGAGTCAGCATCAAGAATACCCCAACCGATGAACGCTTCAGCACGCAGCAAGATTTCATTGTAGGCCTTCAAGTCACGACCTGCACCGTCTGGATCACCATATTCGATGATTTCCATTGGGATATTTTCAGCATAACCCCATTTGAAACGATTTTCAAAGTCACCAACAATAGCGTGGTTTGTTTGAGCAGTTCCACCTGTTACAGTCAAGTTTTTGTTTACGTCTGATTTCATTCCGTAGAACGAATCAGGATTTTGTCCAAATCGGAATTCTGGATATTGTACAACACCATTGACTTTCAACTTAGCAAGTGCTTGCCCACCAACAGGTGAAAGGGCCAATCCTGTGACTTCTCCGCCCTTAGCTACAATTTGTTGAACAGCTGCATCAATGTTATCGTCAAATTTATCTTCTGCATAATTTACGATATTTCCAGTGATCAAACCATCAAATGAGTTAGTGTCACGGAAAGTTGCATCAGTAAGACCTTTAGGCTCCAAACCATGGATAGCAGCGATGTCGAAAGCATCTGCGATTTTCTTAGCGAAACCATCTGCAAATTGTGAAAGGTACTCAAGTTGTTTTTCTTCCGATGCGTATTTAAACTCATCTGTAATACGAGCTTGATAGACGAATTTTAGAGGTTTAATCACCTTTGTGTCAACAACTGCTTTACCAGCACCTTTTTGTTGACCCTCACCAACAATTTGAGCGTTTCCTTCAAGGTTAAAGATGAATTGCTCAACACCGTTAAACGGAATAGGGCTCTGTGATGAAAGTTTGGCAAGGACCGAACGTCCTTGTACTTTTGAAATTAGTTCTTTGACTAATTCTGGTTGAAAAAGTGTTCCTTGTTTCAATGAATTATCTGCCATTTTTATTCTCCTGTATTATTTAATTCTCGAAGCATTGACTTCATTTGCATTGTTTTGTTATCGCCAACTTGAGGCTCTGTCTCTCTGACAGGCGCAACTGGTTGAGCTTTCTTTATAAAACCAGCCAAACGCTCTGCATCAGCTTTGAAGCTTTCTTCATCAGTTCCCTGCAAACGGTCTGCAAGGTCGTAAGGCAATCCGTACTGCAAAGCCACACGAGTTCGCAGACTAGCCGTCTCATAACCAGCGATTTGGCTCTGCAACTCTTCAAGTTGCTTGTCAGTATCTGCCTTGCTTTGATTAGTAGCTTCGATTGTTGACTTCAAGCCAACATTTTCTTCTTCCAATTCTGCAACACGGGACTTGAGCTGGTCATAGTCGCCATACTTCTCTTTCTCTCGAGATAAGCGGCCCTTAATAGCAGCATCAAATTCTTCTTGTGTAGTGATTGGTTTAAATTCTGACATTCTCATGTCTCCTTTCTCCTGCTTCCCCGGCAGTTCGGTAATTTTGGGCATCAAAAAAAGCAGTCACAAGACCGCTTATTTTAATAACTGATTTTTTGCTTTTTCTTAGGCTTGGTCGTAGCACAAGCCCAGTGCGCAAGCAAAGCGCTATCCATCAAAGAAATATCCATATCGTCAAAGTGCGATCGATAACCAAAACCACCATTTGAGCCAATATTCCGCTTGTCGCAGTTAGTAGCTACTTTAGACAATGATGGCTGGCCAGCGTGACAGATTGTCTTCTGGTAAATCCCCTGTTCCCAAAGAGCGTTGGCTACGATGATTTCCTTCACCGTTGGTAGAATCACATTCTTGATTCTGTAGTCCTTCAACTCTTCGTCCAGGATCTTTTGACCACTTGCGCCGTCGATGACAATTTGAGCCACATCAGCTTGACGCAAAAAGGCAACCATCCACTCATTCCCATTACGAACGGATTGGCAATCAACTGTCTCTACAAAGAAACGGCCATCCTTTGTTCGTGCAGCAATACTCAATGCCACATTCGTTCCATCTTGACCGTACTTAATACCAACAGACAACTTGCCAGATAATTCTGGTACATCATCCACCTTGAGCTCGTTCCACTCAGTTTCAGAAATAGCAGATTTCTGGTTGTAGGTTGGCCAGAATCCCAAACGTTGGATATTATGGTCCAACTTATCCTCACCAAGCTCTGCTTCTATTTTCCGCTCGTTTAAGTGATAGCCCATGGATGGATTAGAATTATACCAGGCTTCCACATCGTCAATTTCCTTTTCATCAGAAACTGACCACTCAGCCCAGCCAGAATACTTCCCTTTCCCAAAGAGACAAGTCTCACGATACTTAGTAAAGACCGTACCACTTGATACAGGAGTCGGAGGTGTTCCACACATGATGGTGATAGGATTCTCACTATCCGTAACCGTGTATTTCAAAGCAGATTCTTGCTCGGTCGTGTACTCTTGAGCCTCGTCAATGATCAGCATGTCGAATCCTTCACCAAGACCACCGTTTGATGTCCTAGTCCGGAATTGGATAACACCACCTGTTGAATAAAGTTCAATTCTCTCCTGCCCCTTCGCACGAATAGAATTGAAATCCTCACCATCAACATACCCCATCTTTTCAAGGTATCGCTTGACCTTTTCAAAAGAGGCATGAGATGTAGAAATTCGGTGAGCCGTGTGCAGGATATTTAATCCTTCATGTAGCCCCCAAATTTCACCAATATATAGGATTTCAGATTTACCATTACGACGAGGGATAGAATAACCAAACTTCTGATGCACCCATAGTCCGTTTTTATCTACTGCCATTAAAGGCAGTAGCAGATTTTTTTGCCAAGCATAGCAAGAAAGACCAGTTCGTTCGTAAAGCTCAATCGCTTCTTTAGCTTTTGAATTTTTCTTGACGTATTTTAAAATTACCGATTGAGTAGGATTCTGATTGCCAAGTTTCTTCCTTGCCATTCTAATTTCCTTTCAATCGTCATCGCATGATAACCCTATCGCTGGGAGATATCGGATCACCTCCTACATACTATCTAAAATATTCAGATACTCCACTTCTTCATATGTTTCTGCAAAAATATCAGGCTTGCACGGATAAAGTTC